AAAAAAATAAGGAGGGGCTGCGCGGCCATGCGCACGCGCAGCAGGGCGGGGAAGGAGGCGGCGGCAGCGCCGGCGGCACCGCCGGCGGCAGCCCCGGCGGCAGCACCGGCGTCACCGCCGACCGAGGACGAGGTCTTCTACGTGATCAGCAGCTACCTGCGCAGCCGCGGGCTCGTGCGGCACCAGATCGATTCCTTCAACCACTTCACGCACGTGCTGCTCCCGCACATCATCTCCGAGCTCCCGGACATCCGCTTCAAGGAGGAGCGCTACGAGCACGTCATCTCGATGTGCAACGCCAGCCTCGCGCGCCCGACGCACACCGACCGCCAGGGCAACGAGCGCGACCTCATGCCGCACATCGCGCGCCTGCGCAACCTCACCTACTCGTCCAACGTGCTCGTCGACCTCACGCACGACATCTACGAGGCGGGGAAGCACGTCGAGCGGCGCCTCTTCCGCGAGACGAGCCTCTGCAGGATCCCCGTCATGCTCGGCTCGCAGTGCTGCCACACGCAGCACACCGAGAACGACATGGAGTGCCGGCTCGACCAGGGCGGGTACTTCATCGTCAACGGCTGCGAGAAGGTGCTCGTCGCGCAGGAGAAGCTGCACCACAACACGCCGTACGTCTTCCCCGCGCGGCAGGCGCTCTCCAAGTACGCGCTCGTCTGCGAGATCCGGAGCTGCCACGAGCGCAAGCTGCGCTCGACCTCGTCGCTCTACCTGTACGTGACCAACACCAAGAAGGGCGCCACGCCCGAGATCGTGGCGATGCTCCCCTTCGTGACCATCCCCGTGCCCGTGATGGCGCTCTTCCGGCTGCTCGACGTCGCGGGCCGCGACGAGGCCCTCGGCCTCGTGCTCGGCGACCAGTCGCCCGCGCACGCGCGCCTGCTCGCGTCCATCCTCGACAACGACCTCACGGCCGACATGTCGCACGCCGAGCTCTACGAGTTCGTCGGGCGCGAGGGGACGCGCGAGGGGACGCCCGAGAGGCGGCAGCGCTACCTCGACCACATCGTCAACTCCGAGGTGCTGCCGCACATGGGGCTCGTCCGCTCGCCCGACGTGCTCCGGGCCAAGGCGCTCTACCTCGGCTACGCGCTCCGCAAGCTGCTGCGCGTCTACGTGCAGGAGGCGGCGCCGGACGACCGCGACCACCTCGCCGCCAAGCGCGTCGACTGCGCCGGCACGCAGTTCGGCCTGCTCTTCCGCCAGCTGCTGCGCAGCTCGCACAAGTCGCTCAGCTGCCAGGCGATGCGCGCGGCCGAGGCGAACAAGCTGCAGTTCACCAACGTCGGCTCGCTGTGGACGGGCAAGAAGATCACGCAGGGCTTCCGCTACGCGCTCTCGACGGGCGTGTGGGGGATGGTCTCCTCGCGCACCAACCCCAACAGCAGCTCCGCCGCGACGGCCTCCACGCTCTCGTCGCAGCAGAACGGCGTCTCGCAGCAGCTCTCGCGCGTGACGGTCTCGTCGACGCTCTCCCTGCTGCGCAAGCTGGCCACGCCCATCGCGCGCGAGACCAAGAACCCCAAGCCGCGCCAGCTGCACGCCTCCACGTGGGGCCTGCTCTGCCCGATGGACACGCCCGAGGGCTCGGCGTGCGGCCTCTCCAAGTCGCTCGCGATGGCGGCGCACGTGCGCGTCGGCACCTTCTCGGAGGCCGTCGTCGACGCGCTCGCCATCCTCCTGCAGCGCGAGCCCGCCCGGCTCTCCACGCTCGCCGACAGCACGCCCGAGACCCGCCAGGCGGGGCTGCCGGTGCTCGTCAACGGCGTGCTCTCGGCGTACACGCGCGGCCGCGACGCGTCGCGCTGGCTCGTGGCGGCGCTGCGCGACATGCGCCGCACGCAGCTGCTGCCGTACGACACGACCATCGCGCTCGGGCCGCACGAGATCGTCGTCGACACCGACGCGGGCTGCCTCATGCGCCCGCTCTTCGTCGTGGGCAAGCTGCACCTCGTCCGCGAGGTGATCGCGCGCAACGCCACGTCGGCCTGCCTCATGGACGAGCTCATCACGGCCGGCGTGGTCGAGTTCATCGACAAGCAGGAGGAGAGCGGGTGCCGCGTCGCGCTCACGCCGCTGCAGGAGCCGGCCGAGGGCTGGGCCGCGTACACCCACGCGGAGATGCACCCGAGCCTGCTCACCGGCCTCTGCGGCGGCTGCATCCCCTTCCCAGAGTTCAACCAGGCGCCGCGCAACACCTACCAGTGCGCGATGATGAAGCAGGCGCTCGGCATCCACTGCCTCAACTACGCCATCCGCATGGATACGATCGCGCACACGCTCATCGCGCCGCAGCGCCCGCTCGTCACCACGCGCCTCGACGGCATCGTCGGCGTGAGCGAGGCGCCCGCGGGCGTCAACGCCATCGTCGCCATCCTCAGCTACACCGGGCAGAACCAGGAGGACTCGCTCATCATGAGCCAGGCCGCCATCGACCGCGGGCTCTTCCGCAGCGTCAAGATGCAGCTCTACCGCGACGAGGAGCGCCAGAACGGCGGGAGCGACGCGGAGCGCTTCGAGCACGCGCAGCGCGCGCAGGACGTCGCGGGCGTGCGGAGCGCCAACTACGACACCGTCGAGGACACGGGCATCGCGGCGGTCGGGGCGCGGGTGCGCGAGAACGACGTGCTCATCAGCAAGACCGTCTCCACCACCGAGCTCGGCGAGGGCGCGCGCAAGCCCGTCAAGCGCGACAAGAGCACCGTGTACCGCCACGACGAGGGCGTCGTCGACGCCATCCTGCAGGTGGTGCAGAACGACGGCACGCGCCAGGTGCGCGTGCGCGTGCGCATCACGCGCGCGCCGCTCGTCGGCGACAAGTTCTCGTCGCGCATGGGCCAGAAGGGCGTCGTCGGCATCACGCTGCCGCAGGAGCAGATGCCCTTCACCAGCGACGGGCTCATCCCGGACCTCATCGTCAACCCGCACGCCATCCCGTCGCGCATGACCATCGGCCAGCTCGCCGAGTCGCTCCTCGCCGTGCTCTGCACGCTCGTCGGCCGCCGCGGCGACGCCACGGCCTTCCGCGGCGTGAGCCTCGACCACATCTGCTCCGAGCTCGAGCGGCTCGGCTACGACCGCTACGGCCGCCGCCGGCTGCACAACGGCTTCACCGGCGAGGAGTACGACGCGCTCGTCTTCCTCACGCCGACGTACTACCAGCGGCTGCGCCACATGAGCTCCGACAAGGACCACGCGCGCGCGCGCGGGCCCATCCACATGCTCTCGCGCCAGCCGACCGAGGGCCGCGCGCGCGACGGCGGGCTCCGCTTCGGCGAGATGGAGCGCGACACGCTCATCGCCCACGGCGCCTCCGAGTTCCTCCGGGACCGGCTGCTCGACAACTCCGACCCGGCGACCATGACCGTGTGCGGCCAGTGCGGGCTCCCCGCGCAGCCGAGCGCGTCCGAGACCTTTGTGCGCCACAAGAACGCCTTCTGCCGCAACTGCGGCGCCGGCGGCGAGGCCGTGCGCGTGATGCAGGTGCCGCACGCCTTCCGCCTCCTCGTGCAGGAGCTCAACGCGATGGGGCTCTCGATGGGCTTCGAGTTCGACTAGCGCCGGCGCCACCGCCGGCGCGCCGCCGGCGCCGCCGCCGCCGCCGCCGGCGCGTTCGCCGCCGCCGGCGCGCCGCCGAGGTCGTACGGCTCACCCCTCAGCGTCTTGGAGACGCAGATGGGTGTCACGCCGTCGCTCAGCCCGACCGTGGCTTTTAATTTGTTGTCCTTCGGGTCGTAGACGCACGCCTCGCCGGCATCGAAGGCGAGCGGAAGCTCCGAGAACGCCTCGTTATTAAAGACCTTGTTTCGATCGTGGGTCCAATACTTTGGGAGGAATTGTGACAACGTCTCGATGCAAAAGGCGTTGCTCGCCTGGCACCCGTCGTCATCTTTCCACACGCACACGCGCCCCTGCTTGTCGAGACGGGCATCGCACGATTCCCTGTTCGTCTCCTCCGTGCACGGCGCGTCCGCTGGAGTCTTGTTGGCGTCGCAGTGCGCCGTGTGGTGGTCGAGCACGGCCCTCATGCATTCCATGCCGGTGCTGGGCTGCTGGTAGCCGGCGGGGCACGCCGCGCCCACGCCCGGTAGTGCCATGCATGCATTCCCCTGTTTCTCCTTACTGTTGATATACGTCTGGCCGTGGGTGCATTGGCAATCTCGGTCGTACCTGCCAGATGGGTCGGGGTCCTCACCCGATTCCCCGAGGCCGACACACTCGGACGCCGGCGTACACACATACGACGGAATCCGATAGTCCCACTTATTATACTCGCCCTGCTCGCACTTCTTCATTGACCTGTCTACCTCACTGTACGTGGATGCTACCTGACGGTTCTTGAACATGCTTGTGGTTTGCACGTGCAGTCTAGATCCCGTAAGATGTTCACTATAACTCCGTTTCGCGAAGACGTACGATGCTACTCCAAAGGCGGGAGGGCTGACTAGCAGCAGGGGCCTGAACACCGTCCATTTGAACTTCCTCGCAAGATCTCTCGTGACCGGTAGTTTGCTGAGGATGAGGAGGGCCACTGGCGCGGCAACGATTCCTATCGCAAGGTACAGACTCGTGAGTGCATCGTCCATTTCGGGCGCGTTGACCTTCTTCACAGATTTGACCCGTACTTGCAGATCGTATCCGGAGATTTTCCACTCATTATCTTTCTTGGAGAACGTCTTGTACCATCTATCTCCGTAGGGAACCAGTTCAACCTTTTTAAACTCTACCCTGTAGTCTCCATCCTTCTTGATTTTGACGTGATCGAGCATCGCATAGAAAACCAAATCCTCCTCGTCGTCGTCGCGGAGGTTCAGCCTGTCACCAAGTCTCATTCTCTGCGTGACCTGCTCAATCCGCTCTCCATTATGGAGGAATTCGAACGCGATGTCGTACGCGGGTCTCATGGTGAACAGCCAGCTGGCTACTCTCGTGGATAATTCGTACGTGTCTTCGCTCTGCATGTTTTTTTCCTTGAAAAATATGACTGCCTATAATTTTTTTGCGCGATCCAGGCAGCTGCGGATGGCCGACGACTCCACGTCCGACACCACGTCTCCGATGAGCTCCACCACGTACTCCACCGTCTCCTTGATGTCGTAGCTCAGGAAGCCCGTCACCTCCTGCACGTCCTCCAGGACGTCCGTGTCCGCGGCGTCGCCGGCGCCCATGAGCGCGAACGCGACGGCCGACGCCGCCACCAGCGACGGCCTCCGCTCGTTGCCGGCGTCCAGCAGCGTGCAGGCCGCCGCGAAGCCCGCGACGCGCACCACCTTGCGCGGGGCCCGGCGCTCGAGCATCGCGAGGACCTCGGGAAGGAACGTCTGCGCGGTCGGCGCCAGGAAGCTGTACTCGATCGCGCGCGCGACGCGCCGCTCGAGGCGCAGCACGTCGCCGAGCGTCACGGCGTCGTCCAGGATCTCCACGACCTGGGTCATGTCGACCCGGAGGTCCAGGTCCACCTTCCACGCCAGGTACAGGCAGACGGCGCCGAGGTGCTGCAGCTCGGGCGTGTCGCCCGCGTCCGCCGCCAGGAAGGCGTCGAGGAGGAGGACGGCGCGGTGCGCCGTCTCCATGTCCACGCCGAGCGCGGACGACGCCTGCAGCATCCAGAGCACGACGAGCCGCCGGTGGCGCGCCGTCACCGTCGGGTGCGCCGCCGCGCCGCGCGGCGGCGTCGTGCGCAGCTCGATGCCCTGCAGCCACCGGAAGGCGGGCGCGCTTTTTTGGTCGCTCATCGCTCGAGGGCGGCGTGCGGCGCGCGCGCGCGGGCGAAGCCCGCGACCGTCTGGCAGAGCGCGCCCGCGGGGCTTGGGTGCGGGCGGTACGGCACGCCGTGCTCGCGGCACGTCCGCTCGAGCACCGCCTGCAGGCACGCGTGGTGGCCGACGTCGACGGTCGGGAAGACGTGGTGGACGGTGTGCCGGTTGAGGAAGAGGAAGGCGGCCGACACGGGCCACGGCGCGCCCGTGCACCAGTCCGCGCACGCGAGCACCTGGCGCGTGCACCAGTCCGCGCCGCGGCGCGCGGCGACGTCCTGCGCCGCCGCGGTGTTGTGGTTGGCCAGCGCCAGCGAGAAGTACCAGACGCCGAGCGTCCCGAAGACGGCCGCGAAGAGGAGCGTGCCCCTCGCCGCGCCGCGCGCGCCCGCGAAGGCGAGGTAGAGGCACGGGAGCCACAGCTTCTCCACCCCGAAGCGCTCGCGCCCGAGCAGCACGGCGTGCGCGTGCAGGGCGTAGTTGCCGAACACGCCGCAGCTCAGAATGAGCGGGGCGGCCGCCGGGAAGACCGTCGCCTGCAGCCAGGTCCGCCGCGCCGTCGGGTCGGTGATCAGGAAGGGCTCCGTGCCGCGCACGTACGGGTCGCGCGCGCCGTTTGTGTACGGGTGGTGCTCGAGGCAGTGCTCGCGCTCCCACGCCAGGCTGCTCAGCCCCACCGCGTCGAGCGCGTACGCGCACCGGCGGTAGCCGGGCTGGTGCACGAAGTTGTGCCCGAAGGCGCCGACGACGCTCGCGAGGAGCCCCGTGGCGACCGCCGCGGCGGGCGAGTCGAGGGCCAGCGTCGCGACGAGCCCCGCGGCGTACGCCGCGCAGGCGGCGCCGAAGGTGGCGAGGCACGCGCGCGTCGGCTCGCCGCGCGCGGCGCCGCGCGCCCGGAGCGCGGCGCGCGCGCGGTCGTAGAGCACGCCCTGGAGGCTGCGCTCCGCGAAAAGCGCGCGCGCCGCCCCCTCGTCCGCGCGCCGCCCGACGCGGTAGCGCGCGAGCGCGGCGCGCGCCTTGCGGTAGTCGAGGTGGTGCATGCCGAAGATCTCCGTGGCGTCGGTCCCGCGCGTGTGCCGCAGCACGGCGGCGCCGCCCGGGTGCCGGTGCATGAAGGGCTCCAGGTCGTACGTGTCCAGGCCAATCGTCCACATTCGCGCGTCCCTCCCTCCAACCGGCTTCCCAAAAAAAAAACGGGATGGTCGCGAGGCTCCTGCAGCCGCCGCCGCCGTTTGCGCTTCCGCCGCCCCTGTGCCCTTCGGCGGCGTACGCGTTGGCGCCGCCCGCGGTGCCCACCCTCGTGGAGGCGCAGGCCACGTGGCGGTTGGTGGGGCTCGTGTGCCTCGCGACGCTCTGCGCCATCCTCGTCTTCTGCTGCCGCCCGACCCAAGGGTCGTGACTCCCTTTTTTTTTTTGCT